TGATAATATTCTGGAAAGTTGGTCGTTGCGTTAAAATTTAAAAAGTCAATCATTCTCTGTGAAAAGTACTGAGCGGCATCTCGCTCCTTTTCGACAAGTGTGTTAATCTCATCACTACTTAAAGCAGTAGCGTTCTCAGGGTTGTTTCTATACACACCTCCATTGCTTATTGTAACACTTAAATAAGGAAGTGCATACATCATGGCATAGTGTATAAGTATTGGCTTGATGTAAGTATCTACAAGTGTTAAATATTCACCTGTTAGCGTACCTCCTGTAATGTCACTTACTATTTTATCATAGAGCTTAGAACCTAATAATCTCTGTAGCTCTATTGTTTGCGCCCTATAAATATGGGGCAATAGTTTGTCTACATCTACATTGCCATTGGCAGAGGTAAACTCTATAATATCTTTTCTTTGTATGAATAAAACTTTAGCCATAATTAATAAGCTCCTTGTTTAGGCATATTAACAGGTGCTTTTTTAGCTTGTTTTCTGCCTCTTGGTTTTGGTTTGTAACTTGACGGAATAGCTGATACTTTCTTATGATCTGATATTTTACTACTCTTTTCGCCTTTATTTATTAGTGGTTGTTTTAGTTTGTAAAGCACTTCTTTCCAGGCATGACGGCAGTAAACACCGCCTTTAAACTTGAAGAGGTCAAATTTCTGTCCGTTGTGCATAGGTAACTTAGCAGCGTTAAAATTCATTTCTCTACTAGCCTTGTCAATATCTTCAAGCCTGTAAACAATACCTTGTCTAGTTCTTGACATCATTGCCTCACAGAAAGGTCTTGACTTATTACCCTCTTTCATTTTCTTTTTAGAGCCTACCACATATTTGTATCTTACTTTGTAATAAGACTTGTCAAGAGTTGAGAAGCCATCTTCTTTGCTGTCAATAGTTTCAGATAACTCAATCATGTTATTAGCCCAATCTTCTACACTCATGTTATCTTCGTCTAATTCTCTAACATCAGCTACTTCCCACTCATCAGACATAACTTCACCTTTAAGACCTTCTAAAATCACATCATAAACTTCGTTAGGTAAATCAAGGCTTTTAGTATTAGCAGCCATCATTTCAAGCTCTGCCTGTTCTTCTTCCTCTGATTTAACTCCTGTTTCTTCTTCTTTTACTTCTTCATTATCTATGTCCTCGACGTCCATAAACTCAAGTGGATCAAGAGTCTTAAAGTATAGATTTAAAGAGATTTCATTTACAGCTAGAATGTCATCTAAGCAATCAATGATTAAATCTTGGTAAGGCTTAATAGTGGTGTTTGTAAATAGTCTCTGAGCGTTTTGTATTTCATCAGAATTAGAACCCAAGCCACCTCCTGACATCTCTCTAAGGCCAATGAGAAGTGGAGATGTCACTCTGTGTGTTAGCATGATCTTTTTACTACATTCCCCGCTTAAATATTCATATAGTTCAGGTGCTTGTTGTACTGGAATCGAATCTACTGTTGTTTTCTGTTCTGAATTGTGATTAAATGCTACAATCACTTTTTCGCCTTGATTTCCAGTCAAACGATTTATGACTTGATTTTTAAGCTGTTGCATTTTTTCCTCTGAAGGAATTCCCGAATTAAAATTTACGATAGTTCTTGAGTTAAAAGAGCACTGTGATTCATTGATAAGATAGTCTCCTATTTCTGATTCTAAAACGGAATACGTAGTAGAATAATCACATGGACTATAGTAAAAAAAACCTGTTGTGTATCTTCTTATTATTTTTATTTCATTACCTGTTCCCTTAGTTCCAAATACAGGTATTTTCTTTAGCTCTGTAGCATCTGTTACCTTAGTCCAGTCAGGAGCATAATAATAGTTATTGATGTCTCCATTTTCATCACATTTCTCAGCTCTTAATGTTTCTCTTGGGAAGTGTGATACTTTGCCCACCTTATCACCCACATAGCTTACTTGTAAGGCAGCTTCTCCTAGCATCTTAAGGTCTAGGCATATCTTGCGCATACAGTCGTTTCTAAGCAGTCTTTTCATTTCTGCAAACTGCTCAGGCTTTTTACTTGCATCTGTAGCCTCTAAGCCTCTGCCGTAAATCTGTTGTGCTATACCACTAATTACAGCTTTATTAGTAGTGCTATCCATAAAACAATTGATCAGCTCTTGATAGTAATCATTGCTCTCGCCTATGCCTACCCAATCTCTGTTCTTTTCTTCAGTTACTACTGGCCTTTCGTATTGGCTTAATTCTATTAAATGTAAATTATTCATTAACTGTAGTATATGTATTCATTAGAACCTGTATTATGCTCTGTAAAAACTCCATTTGATATTTCAAATTCTGTAGCTGTTTGATTAGTACAGAAAATTTTATCTCTAAAAATTAGTTTGCTGTCTGTGGTGTTAGTGACTTCAATAGTGTAAAAAGCATTCTCTACAAAAGTTTGAGAAGTAGCATAAGTATTGTAAAACCTTACGCTGTTTATAGTGGGATTGGTGTCATTATGGTGAACCTTGTTCTCATTTTCTGAGAAGATAGTTATCGTGTATGTTTTAGTCACGTCTATATCTTCTCTTGGTATAAAGTTTATAGTTCCCCCTGTTGTACTTAGAATCTGCATTTTTAATTTTTTAAAAAAAAGGGCGGATAAAAACTTAATCCATCCACCCTTTTCACACCCCGTACTATGTACCTTTATTCATAGCACCCACTAAACATCTTTAGCTATTTGTACCTACTACAACTGTTGCCGTAGCTGAAGAACAACCAGCGAAAGGATCCGCTTGTGTTGCATTCAAAATAAAATTAGCTGGTAACTTTTCACTCCCTACAAGAGTTAAGGAAGATACTCCGCTCATATCTCCAAAAGCAGCTCCTGTTGAAATACTACCTCCAGAAACAGATAAACCATGCTCTTTTCCTGCTAAAAGAAAATTTCCGTTATTATCTTCAATAACACAATGAGGACGGCCAAAAGCTAAAAGCTTAAGCTGTACCATATCTTCTTTTGACAGCTTTTGCAAATTCAATGTCAATGTTTGCTCAAAAAATGTTGTCCCATTTTCTTGTGAAGATGTAACAGCCTGCTCTAAGGAGTTAGCACCTTTCACTAAATATTTATAGGCTGAGAATGTTCCGCTGACGTCTGAAACGGCATCATCTGTTAAGGTTACAGTTCCTAAGTCTCCAAAGTCAATAAAGTAAACTGCGTTAATACCTCCTACAACGTCTTTACATGGTACATTCCTTCCAGCTGTTAAATCACATGCCATAATTTAAATTTTAAAAGAGGGCTGTTTCAAGCCCTCATTATTAGTTTATTTATTAGGTGTAGTATGCTACTTCTCCTAAAAATCCTGTTTGAATACCAGCTTTAAAACGGGCTACAAATCTCACGTTCTGGTCTCCTAGCGTGTCTCCAGTATCTATTAACTTGATCTCTGACATATCGCCTTCAATACCACATCCGAAGAATAGGTTTGATTTTTGCGCACCTACCATATCATTTGCTGGTAAACCAGGAGCTTTAAATATTTTGATTCCGTCAAATAGTAAAGCGTCTCCTAGGTCTTGGTTGTTTCCTCTACCTTCATAACCATTACCGCCTAAGCCATTGGCTCCGAAACCTCCGAGCGATCTTACATAAGCCTGGTATATTGAGTTAGATACATAAATGTGGAAATCTTCTTTATCAAGTAATGAAGCTTTGTTTGTCGCTACGTGATCAACCACTTTTCCTAATTCGTCAATAACATTACTTGCGTCTACAGTTGTACCAGTTACAACAGCACCACCCATCAATGAAGATGCAGAAGCAGCGTAAGTAGTTGTAAATCCTGTTAAGTTACCACCTGAACCGTTTCCTGTCCATATTTGGTTTTCAATGTTTTCTGCAATTTTTGCAATGTACTGCTGTACAATAAAATCAGAATAGCTCTTTGGTAATACTTGGTTGTTCATTGAGTAACCCATTTGAGCAGCAATCCAATCTTGAGAAAAAGTCTTTTTACATTCCGTTTTATTTATTTGGAATTCTTTTACTTCAAGTACTGCCTCATCAATAGTTACTGTACCAGCATCTGCATAGTCACATGCTCCTGCTGTTATTAGATCGCCACCTAGATCAATTCTTTTAATTACTTCTTTAAAAGCTACATTTGGGTAAACTGTTAACCCACCATTAGCCAATGTTCTTCCGCTCAAAAGAGCAGATGCTATCATCTTATCTTTATACTCACCAGCGTAAGATGTTGTTAGACTTGTTGCCATTTGTATTTGTTTTTATTTGTTAAGTTGTTCGTAAATTCTGTTCTGTATAGTGTTCGGGTAGTAATTGCTTTTAAACCATCCTGTGCTTTTAGTTTCTGCTTCTGGATTGTGTTTAATAGGTTCAGCAGTTTCAGCAGATAATTCTGTTTCTATTTTCTCTGCTTCTACTTCCTCACTCATCTTTTCTTCTTCTTTTTTCTTACCATGATCCATCGCTTCAATCATTCCTTTGATTTCTTCAACAGCCTTAGCAAATTCTTCACGAGTGACATACTTCATTTCTTCTTTTTCTTCTTTTTTGTCCTCGTGTTCTTCCATTTGAGCCTCTACTGTTTCCTCAGCAGCTTCGACTTCCTTTTTTTCTTCTACTTTATCCATGATTTTATCAATTAAGCCTTCTTCTTTTACCAATAGAGACCTACCGTCTTCTAGTTCGTACTCTCCTACTGGTAAAGCAATTTCTTCTTCTTCTGTTTTAATAAATACTGACTGGCCTTCTTCAAAAGCCTCTGAAACTAGAACAGTTCCGTTTTCAAGTTTGATTTCTTCAAGTTGTATAGCTACTTCTTCAGATAGCTCAATACCAACTACTTCCTTAATTTTGTTTAGTATATCTTGCGCCTTCATACCTTTAATCTGCATAAAGGCGTAAATTGATATACTTTTTAATTAAGTTTTTTTAGCCTGCTCCTATACCTTGTGCATGTAGGCTTCCATCACAGCAGTCAACGTGGTAAGTGTTGTCTTGACATAAGCATCCCCTTTTACCTCCTACCCTTGAGGATCTGCTCATTCTTCCGGCCGGTATATCTTTTCTTTTTCTTCTTCTTCTAAACATGTTATTTATTTTTTGGTGACTTAGGATGTTTAGAGGGTAATAGATCAAAGTCTCCTGTGTATTTAGCATTTTGTGGTCTGCCATTTCTAACTAAATACAAATACGCATTTACTCTAGCTTGCGCCCAAGCTGTAGGCGACTTGATTCTAGGTGAGTGAGAAACGTTAAAAGCTCCAAGACCTCTTTGAAATACAGATTTAAGTTGGCCTACAGTTACACCATAGCCTAGCTTCTTTTTGTATCTCTCATTAAAGTCATCTGCTTTCTTTTGTAGTGTTGCTTCGTCCTTCTTACTTACTTTAGCACCTCTGCTAGTAGAAGCATCTCCTTTAGCTGTGCCTTTACCT